TCCCCATCAGAGGGATATTTTCCAACAATTACTTTTAATCTCATTGTTCTGTCTCCTATTAGTTTTTGCGACCAACAACAACATCAATATATTGAACTCTTACGTCAAGAGTTGCACCACTAAGACTTCCACTAGCATTGTGGCTATGCTGTTGACCACTTCCGGTGTTTCTTACAGATCGGTTCCAACCTCTAGCACCAGCATCAGAGTCTGATGGTCCATTATAGTTACCTGTGTGGTTGTTATCGTCTGCACCACCAACTAGAATTGTGTGGGTGTGCGAAGGCATTTGAGCCTGAGTTAGGGTGTGTTGACCAACACTAACGGAAACAGTTCCACTGAAACTTCTGTTTGCAAAAGCGGTAGTAAAGGCTTGGTTTCCACCACTACCACCACCATTTCCAGTTACAACCCTTAGGGTTTTATTGTTATGTGTAGTTTGTTTTGTCCAACCAGTTGGAGCATTTGTCTGAAAAAATAACATTTGCGTTCCAGCCGGAATCAAATTAGTAGTTGTACTGGTAGCGTCACTAAACGTAATACCAGTAGAGGTTAATACAGCCATTAATATACGCGCTTGGGTGTTCTCCAGTTATTTATGAAAGTTTCTTTCTAAGTTTCCATAAATACCTCTAGAAGACTAGGGGTATTTTTTATGGCGCAGCCATCTAGTAGAGCGGAGTTGAAAGAATACTGCCTCAAACAACTAGGAAAGCCAGTTTTAGAAATAAATGTGGATGACGATCAGATTGATAATTTGATTGATGATGCAATCCAATATTATCATGAACGTCACTATGATGGTATTGATAGAGTATTCTTAAAACATAAACTTACTCCCGCGACCAAGACAACTATTGCAGAATCTGCACCTGTAGGATCTGCCACAACATCAGCAACAGTTGTTGGAGCTGGATTAACTTCTCTTACTTATGTTGAAGGAGTAAACTATCTACCACTTCCAGATTCAATTATTGGTGTAAACAATATACTTAAGATAAACTCAAGTACCGTTTCAGACGGTCTGTTCAATATTAAATATCAACTCTTCTTGAACGATGTTTACTATTATGGTGCATTAGATCTTCTCAACTATGCGATGGTCAAAAGATATCTAGAGGATCTAGATTTCCTCTTAAATCCCCATGCACAAATTCGTTTCAATAAAAAGAATCACAAGTTATATCTTGACATTGACTGGTCTGAGGTTGGAGAAAATGAATATGTAATTATTGATTGTTATAGAATTGTTGATCCATCAGATGCACCAAAACTCTATAATGACTGGTGGTTGAAGAAATATCTAACAGCCCTAATTAAGAAACAGTGGGGACAAAATATGAGTAAGTTTCAGGGAGTTTTACTTCCAGGTGGAGTTCAACTTAATGGTAGACAAATATATGATGATGGAGTTGCAGAAGTAGAAAAATTAGAACAACAACTTAAGGATGAGTACGAATTACCACCAATGGATCTCATAGGTTGATATGTCACCACTAAATTCCTATTTTCTTCAAGGATCTCCGAGTGAGCAAAGACTCATTCAAGATTTAATCAACGAACAACTTAAAATGTATGGACAAGATGTTCTATACATGCCGAGGAGAATTGTTGGCGAAAATACAGTCATCAAAGAAGTTACTGCATCTAAGTTTGACGATAGTTTCAGGATTGAAGCCTATCTAATGAACTTTGAAGGTTTTAGTGGTAATGGGGATCTTTTAACTAAATTTGGTGTTAGAAGTAATGATGAAATTAATCTTGTCATTTCAAAGGAGAGATATGATGATTTTATTTCTCCTTTATTAAAATTATGGCCAGAAGATGAAAGAAAAGTTGCATATAGACCACAAGAAGGTGATTTAGTCTGGTTTCCTCTTGACGAATCTTTATTTGAAATTAAGTACGTTGAACATAAAAAACCATTTTACCAACTCAATAATCTTTATGTTTACGAACTTAGATGTGAGAGATTTGAATATGAAGATGAAATTATTGATGTTCCAGAGGTAGATCCAACAGGAATTGAAGTTAATGAATCTATAAAAGATCTTGGAAATATATACACCATACAAATGGTTGGTTCGGGTGCAACCACTGCGGTGGCAACAGTTGGATTTGCAACAACGGATCCATCTTCCAAGTCTGTACAATTTATTGATCTTATACATGATGGATATGGATATCTTTCTACACCTACAGTTTCAATTTCAACAGCTCCAAGTGGTGGATTGACAGCAACAGCTGTTGCTATAATGACTAGTAGACCATCAAATCAGAAATTATCTATTGATAGAATTTTAATAACAAATCCTGGATTTGGATATACTGAACCACCGACTATCACAATATCTGGTGGTGGAGGACAAGGTGGAATTGCAACGGCAATAATTAATTCTGGTGTACTTGGAATAGTAGGAATTTCTTCTGGAGGAGTTGGATATACTACCACACCTCAAGTAACGATTGATAAAATATTTGTACCAACTGGAAGTGGAATATCTTCAAATATTAATAATGCACAAGCTGAAGCAGTTGTGGATACCAATGGTGTCATCGTTGCAGTACGATATTCAAATGCAGGTGCTGGATATACATTTACACCTTCAATATCCTTCACAGATCCAACTGCAACTACTTTTGGTGATTATGATTACAATGAAGTTGTTACTGGTTCCAGAACAGGCACAACTGGATATGTCAAGAGTTGGGATTATGAAAATAGAATTCTTAAAGTTGCAATTGTTGATGGAACTTTCGCAAAAGGAGAAGCGATAGTTGGAATTGGCGCAAGTTATAAGATATCCACTATTCAAACTAATGAGTTTTTAGATGCTTATGCAGAAAATATTGAAATTGAACTAGCTGCTGACGAAATCCTTGATTTCAGTCAGAAGAACCCATTTGGAGAATTCTAAATAGTTAATACGTTATTAGAAACTTGTAATGATATCAAATTATTTTTATCACGAGATATTGAGAAAGACTATCGTGTCTTTCGGAACACTTTTTAATGATATTAAAATTAAACACAAAGATAATGCAGGAGATGACTTTAGTATCATTACGGTTCCCATTGCATATGGACCTGTTCAGAAGTTTCTAGCAAGAATTGAACAAGTTCCCGATTTAAAGAAAAGGGTTGCAATTACTCTTCCAAGAATGTCATTTGAAATGACGGGTATATCATATGATCCTAGTAGAAAATCTACTACTATGCAGACATTCAAAGCAGTAGATTCTGAAAGTAATAATCAATTGACAAAGGTTTTTATGCCTGTTCCTTATAATGTTAATTTTAGGCTATCAATAATGTCAAAATTAAATGAAGATGCCTTGCAAATAGTTGAACAAATTTTGCCATATTTTCAACCACATTTAAACCTTACAGTTGATCTCGTTTCAAGTATAGGGGAAAAGAGAGATATTCCAATGATTCTAGAGAGAATCGCAATGGATGATCAATACGAAGGAGATTTTACTACTAGAAGAGTTTTAATTTATAGTTTGGATTTTGTAGCAAAAACATATATGTTTGGTCCAACCGGAAATGGAAATGGCGCATTAATTAAACAAGTTCAAGTTGACTATTATACAGACATTAACAGACAAAACGCATCCAGACAATTAAGGTATACTGTGACACCTAGGGCTCTAAAAGATTATAATAGTGATGAAACTACGGTTATTGCAGAGAATATTTCTGAAGAGATAACTCAATTCCAAGTATCTGATGCAACACCATTAATTGTTAATTCATATATTCAGATTGATGATGAATCAATGTATATTCGTGAGATTAATGGTAATACTTTACTTGTAAATAGAGGTCAAGACGGAACTCAAATAACAACTCATGCTGAAGGAACTGCATTAAATGTTATTAATGCTGCTGATGATTTATTAATAGACCTGGATGATGACTTTGGATTTAGTGAATCGCGTTATGATTTTGGTGACGGTAAAATTTATAGTACCACTAAGGGAACTGATGTATGAGTTTTGAAGACATTGATAAAGCTTTAGATATTGAGACGACTCCGATCAAATCGGAAATCGTCAAGACAGAACCTACGGCAATAAAAAAACCTACAGAAACTGTAGATCAACTCCAAAAAGACTATGAGTATTCTAGAGGACAACTCTACTCAATCATTGAGAAAGGTCAGGAAGCCATTAATGGTATTCTAGAACTTGCACAAGAATCCGACTCTCCAAGAGCGTATGAAGTTGCGGGACAATTGATTAAGAATGTTGGAGATGTTACGGATAAATTGGTTGATCTTCAAAAGAAAATGAAAGATATTAACCAGGAACAGAAGTCTTCTGCGCCCACTAGTGTTACTAACAACGCAGTGTTCTTAGGATCTACTGCAGAACTACAAAAGTTCCTCAAAGGGTCTATGGGTGGGGATCTCCCTAAATAAAATATAGACCACCAAAAAGTAATATGAAATCCTTCAAAGAGTTCTGTGCGGAAGCGTATTCTATTGATGAGGCTTGGAAACAAAGTAAAGTTCCTCCATCTGTAGTTGCCAATCAAATTAGGTTGAATAAAGAAAAAGAAGCCAATAAAATTGGTTCAAAAGCGTTCTCCGATAGAGGTGGTCACGCTGCACTCAAAGCAGGTGGTGGTCAAGCAGCGTTGAAGTCGGGAAGTAGTGTAAGTGATGTTCTCCATGCAGGTAAGAGAGCAATGACAGCAAAGAGAGAACAGGAATTTAGAAGTGCTAGAATGCAAAGCATGTTTGGTGCAAATAAACCTGCAGCAGCTGCACCAGAAAAGAAACCAATGGATGATTTTGCTGCTGGCGGTGGTGAAGCAAAAATGAAGAAGACTGGAATGACTAGAGACCAGGTAATTGCACAAGGTAAGAAAAACTTAGCCAATCAATAGTAAAATGGACAAACTCACCTTTAAGGAATGGTCTATTCTCGCAGACCTAGAAACAATCGCACCACTCGGAGAGGACTTTGAGTTTTCTATGGCTCGTGGAGAACTTAAGACTGCAAAATCTGCAATTGACAGATTGATGCGTCATCTCAAAGGTGAGGGAGATCTTGAAGCATGGGTTCAATCCAAGATCACTAAAGCTTCAGAATATCTTGATACAGTAGCTGACCACATGGATGGTGGTGAGGATGATACTGAGAAAAAGAAAGAAGTAGAAGAAGCATTCAAGTCATATAAGTCGGTAGAAGAAATCGCAAAAAAGCATAAGGTGTCCGAAGAGGACATTGAAAAGCAACTTGAAATGGGAATGAAGGTAGAGAAAGAACATACTACCGATAGTCAAGTAGCCAAAGAGATCGCACTCCAACACCTTGACGAACTTCCAAACTACTATTCTAAACTAAAGAAAGTAGAGAAAGTAAAAGAAGATTGGTCTGAGAAATATAAGAAGTCAATTGATTGCGACAATCCAAAGGGGTTTTCTCAGAGAGCTCATTGTCAAGGCCGCAAGAAAAAAATTGAAGAGATGATTTCTACCTCTTCGGTTACTGGTAGAAAATACAGAGATATTTCAAGTAAAGAAGATCAGGCCGAACTTGAAAAAGAAAGGGGTGAAAAAGAAGAATCAAAGAGAACTTCCGCAAAAAAGAGAAAGGAAGAGTTAACCTCTGAGAGACTCACAAAAGGTATTCGTTTCTACGATAAGAAAGGATCTGGTTACATTAAAGATGGAAAGAAAGTTTATGATGAATCATATGAAGTCCAAGAGGGGAACAAGAGTGGTGATAGTTCTTTGCGTGACTGGTTTACTAAGAGTCGCTCTTCTGATGGCACCCCTGGTTGGGTTCAACTTGGTGGTAAAT